GAACGCTTTATCTGTTAATTTAGTTTTTGAACTTTCACAAACAGATGCTGATACAGCTATAAGTTTTTTAAATTCAAGAATTATAGATGGTGATTCTTTTGATTACACATTACCAAGCGAAACAAGTTCAAGAAAATTTGTTTGTGATTCTTTCCCTAGATCAATTCCATTTTTAAATAGAGTTAGATTATCTTGTGTTTTTAGAGAGGTATTCGAGGCATAATGGCAATACCTTTTGTTGAACTAAATAAAATAAATCCAAGTTCTATTATTGAACTGTTTGAACTTGAGCTTACAGTAGGAACTCATATAGCTGCTGGAAATCCACAAAGCTTGCCTACAGTATATAGATTTCATGCTGGTGCAAATCTTAACAATTTTGGTGAAGTAATATTTCAATCTAATTCTTATCAAAGAGTAGCGGTACAAATAGAAGGTTTTGAAAAGAAAAGCACAGGCACTATCTCAAGACCAACAATTACTTTTTCTAATTTAGGTGGTATAGTTCAAAATTCATCAACAGGTTTAGTTATAACAATGAGTGATTTTTTAAATAGTGTGAATCAAGTCACCCCACATAATGATTTGATAGGTGCAAAGCTTACTAGAAAAATGCCGCTTGCTTCTGCCTTAGACAACTCAAATTTCTCATCTGGTTCTAATCCATTTGGCACTCCTAGTTCTGATAGGTTGCGTGATGAGATATTTGTAATTGATAGAAAAGCTGTTGAAAATAGGCAAGTTGTACAATTTGAACTTACTGCTGCACACGACTTGGAGAATAGGTTAATACCTCAGAGAGTAGTCACCAGAGACTTATTCCCTGCTGTTGGAACATTTGTCTAATGACAGAATATACATGGGCTACAGATGCTTTTGAACACGCTTTAGAGTGTGATAAAGAGGAATCATGTGGATTAATAATTGATATAGATGGTATTGAAACCTATTGGAAATGTAAAAATATATCAGGTGCATATAAAGAAAAGTCATTTGTTATAGACCCTTTAGATTATGCAAGTGGGGAAGATCAAGGAGAAGTTCTTGGTATCGTACATAGCCATCCTGATGGTGAAATGGCATTTAGTCATGCTGATAAAATAAGCTGTAAGTTTAATGATTTACCTTTTTATCTTGTTGAACCAAAAACAGAGTCTATCATTGTTTTATATCCCTCTGAAATAAATGATTAAATTAACTATTTATGGCAGATTAAGAAAGTTCATAGGACAATCAACATTTGAAATAAATGCAAAAAGTCCTAAAGAGGCTTTTAGTTTTCTAATTAATAATTTTAAAGGTGTAGGAAAACATATAAAAGAACAAGAATATTGTGTTATGGCTGGTAATGTAAGAATAACTGAAGATTTATTAGATATGCAGACAGAAAGTGATATTAAAATAATTCCTGTTGTTCATGGTGAAATATTACCATTTGTTTTAGCTGCTGCTGCGTTTGGTGCTGCCGCAGTGCCAGCAATAGCTGGTATAACTATTTTAGGTACAACTCTTGGTACAGTTCTAACTTCAATAGGTGTAAGTTTTTTGATTGATGGAGTAACAAATTTATTGACACCAGATCCGAAGCCTCAAAATTTTGATAGACAAGAAGACCCACAAGATCCAAGCTATACATTCACAGGTCTTTTAAATAATTCAAAACAAGGTGTACCAATTAATATAATTTATGGAGAAACATTGGTCGGAAGCACAGTTGTAAGTTCTTCCGTTGATACTTTTCAAGTTGTTAATGAGTAAATATGGTTTTTTTAAATAGACAAATTGTTGATGCTTTACTTGGCAACGGTAAACTAAAATCTATTGATTTTGGTACTGTTGTTGATGCAATAGGAGAAGGTCAGATTGAAGGTTCTGCAACTGCAAGTAAAGCAAGAATTACTGATAAAACTAGTGCTGCATTTAAAAATGCCTTTCTTAAAGATTTATTTTTAAATAAAACTGCTGTGTTACAGGGTGATGCAAGTAATACAAGTCCTATAGACTCAGATTTTAATTATCCAAAAGATAGACTTACTTTTGAGTTTCAAGATGGAACTGCTAACAATGAAGTATTGTTTGCAGCACAACAACAATCAAGTGAAGTTATAACAGGTGATAAAGGGCAAGAATGTACCTTTCCAGTAGGAGGATCTGCAACACCAAGATCAGGTACTATAACAAATTCATCTATTGACACTGTTCAGGTAAAGGTAAAATTCGATCAATTTTTTAAACTTAATACAGAAGATGGTAATAGAGAATCTACAAGCGTAAGAGTTTTAATAAAAGTCAATCCAAACAATGCTTCTCAAGCAACAGTAATTGATGAAACAATCACTGGAAAAAGTTTTAACCCTTATTCAAGAGATTTTGGTATA